ATTTCATTCATTATCAGCTAAATATTATGTTGGAGATATTGTTGTTTATGGTTTAAATATTTGGCGCTGTATTCAAGAACATACTGCATCTGTATTTAACAATACAATGTGGGTTGCTATTGGTTCAGGTGGAAACACTTCAGTAAATGTTGTAGAAACATCAGGAGCAATTGTTATAGACGTATCTCTTGGTGATGTATTTACTATAAATATTGCTGGAGCAACAAGTATTTATTTTACTGGTTTTGAATCTAATTTACATAGGACTGTAATGTTAATACTTAATAGTCCTAATCATAACATTACTTGGAGCCCAGCTGTTAAGTGGCCAGGTGGATCAGTTCCAACATTGTCTGCATATAGAGATAGACTTGTCTTTTGTAGTGAGGATGGTGGTTTTAATATTGATGGTGGTGTTTGTGGGGTAGGGTATGTTTAAAAATTGGTGGTATACTGTTGGTTCCAGCGGTATTATGCTACCGATTGGAGCCATTATAGGGTTGGATAGTCTAATCATCCCTACTGGCTTTCAAGCGTTTACTTATGCTGATGACTTTTATATTGTTGGTGCATCAGGTACAAAGACTTTAGGGGCTACAGATTCTCCATTGATTACTACTACAACAACAACTAGTGGTGCTCATACTGGTGGTTTACAGAGTGCATATGGTACAGATTGGGGTAATGGTAGTGGTAAACCCGGTACCACATATACACCACAGGGTGCTCACGATCATACTGTAGATTTTTCTTACAAACCTGAGTCTTCAAATCTTAAACTGATACAAGCTACAGCTAAATCATTTGTTCCAGAAAATGGTATATTATTCTCTGATGGTGAGATTAGTAATGCTATAGCGTTTGATGCTCTTGAAGCAAATGGAGGTTATGCTAAAGGTTTTAGTGTAACCGGTGCTGGAGCTGCTGCACATAGTATAGCTACCAACAGTTCTATTATGAGTCATGATCATATGACAATGTGGCCAAATATGGCGGACTTTGGTTGCGGAAATACAAATACTTGGCAAGGTACGCAGTTTGCTCATGACCATACTTTAGCCAATACTACAGTTACAGGTCAGATTAAACATGTTGTTCTAAGGGCGTGGAAGGCTGCTGCTGCTAGGATTGGTGGTAATCCTATTGTTATGTACCAATCAGATATTATTCCAGAGGGTTGGTTAAAATGTGATGGTACACTAGGCACTCTTGACCTTAGAGATTGCTTCATTAAAGCGTCAGCTACTGGTGATGGTACTATTTCTGGTGATAATCAACTTGTCGTTGATGGTCTTACAGATTCGTTTGGTCATACTCATATGTATACAGGGCCAGCAACTATGTCATGTGATAGACAACATCCAGAGCTAGTTGATCATGATCATGCTATTACGTGGTCTGGAGAGGGATTACCTCCTTGGTTCGCATTAAACTTTATAGTAAAAGGAAATCTACCTTTTGCAATGGAATAGATAATGAAAAGAATATTGTTGTTAGAAAAAGCTAAGTTTATACTTCTTAGAGATAGTAATGGAAATGAAGTTGCATTTGATACGGTTGAAGATTTTAACAGATGTGTACCGTCAGTATCATTTGCAGGAATGGTTAAAGTTAATTACGAACCAGATAAAGGTTTTCATATTGTAGATGGTATCAAGAAAAGCGTTCCTTATGACACCTATGATTTGATTCTTAATGATGTTAACCAAATAGCACAGAACAAGCTTAATGAGTATTATGGTCTCGATGTTGATGTTGCCAAGGACCTTGCGTTTAAAAACCATAATGAAGCATTAGCTGAACGAAAAAAAGAAGAAAATCTTAAAGATTTTAGTTATAATGGTGTTAGCTTTACTTCTGATAAAGAATCAATTCAGGCTACACAGAATGATTGTTTATCTCAACTTGGAACAGATCCAATTTTAACATTTCGTGGTACTGTTAATGCTGGATCTTGGCTTACTACAGAAGGGTTTGTTCCATTTACAAATGAAGAGTTTATAACATTTGCTAAAGAATATTTCCTTCGTGGTTCTGATAATTATACTACCATGGCTGGACACATTATTGCCATTAAGGCTATCATGTCTAACGCAAGTAGTACTGCTGCCGATATATTGGCCTATGATTTCAGTGGTGGATGGCATTAATTTAATAAACCCGTAGAGAGGGCGTTATGTGGATAGAACAAGCAGGAGGGGTTAAGATGCTTAGCCCCGATGGTGATAAGATTACAATTGCCATGACAGACCCAACAGGAACAGTAGCTGTAGATCAGATGGGTGAGACTACCTCTGATTGGTTTGAATATAAAGATGGAGGAGTTAGTGCCAATCTTGATGTAGATAATACAGCTAAAAGCATATTCGCTCCAATAAAACTAAGGATTACTGCGGTAGGCACTGGGGTTAGACTGTATCATAGAAAGAAGCCTAGTAAACAACCTGTTATTATAAGGAATTAATTGACATGGGTGTTATCTATCCGACTATAATGAAGATAATTGCGCCAACAATAGGTAATCCATTCGGATTGCCAGTTGGTGGTGGGGTGTTGACTCAGCCTCCATACTCAGAAGACCTCCTTGTTTGGCTCAGGGGAAATGATGATGGTGTAGATCAAAAACTAGACTCATGGAAGAAGCCAGACGCTGAAAACTTTGATATGAGCAAGTCTAGTTGTATTTTTGTGAACGGTACTGATGAAAAACTATCCATGCCGGATATGCCTTCTGATGCTACTATAACGTATCAAGGAACTGCTACTGCTGTTGTTGATACAGTACTGAAGGAAATAACATTCACAACTGCTGGTACATTCTATGACCTCAACGTATGGACTGACTTATGATTGATTGGTTAAGTAGGTTGGGAAAAAAAGAAAATCTCACAGGGCATAAGTTCGGAAGACTCACAGTCTTACGTATAGACGAAATTTGGCACTGCGAGTGTGACTGTGGAAACGCAGTAGCTGTTATGGGTGATAACCTTAGTGGAAACAATACATTTTCATGCGGATGCTCATTCTTGGAAAAGGTAAGCGGTGAGAACTCGCATTTTTGGAATGGTGTATCTAGGCTGAGCAGTCAAGGTTATATTTATATTACAGACAGGCATGGCGATAGAGTCAGGGAACATAGAGATATAGCCAGAGAAGTTCTCGGGAGGGAGCTAACCAGCGATGAAGTTGTGCACCATAAGATGAGGGAGGCTGGAGCATGAGTACTCTATTTGCACATTTTAGATTAAGTGAAGGTCCACTAGCTGGACTAACCTCGTGGGACGACACCGGATTACATACCATTACGTGGGATGGGACTACAGCTAACATGAGAGCTGGTGTTCAGTCGTCTGGGTATAACCCTAATGCTGTTGATGGTTGGTGGGAGATTACTGGTGATGACGTGATGTACCCTTACCCTGTTAGTCAATTTGATGTTTATCACAAAGGCGGAACATTTAACTTTTGTAAAGATACGCATTACGCACCTGAGACTAGCCCTATTGGTACTTTTAATGGGATTGATGATGAAATAATACTAGATACTGAAGTGGTATTCAATGACGATTTTTACATAACTTTTTATGTTGATTCAAGCGCAGGTAATCTAGTTCACCAGATGTTGTTTGGTGCTGGTGCTGGTCCTTGCTTGCTTAGGATTCTAGGTGGAAAATGGTCTGCCAAATTAAATGATGACAACACTAGATACTTTAGTTTAGTAACTAATGTTACAGGGTTTGGTTCGTTTGTGAGAGTCAACGGTGTACTCACTCTTACAGTTGGAGATCAAACGCAGAGCATTAACATACCAACAGGTGTATCCTTCGCTATCAAAAACATTTCAGTAAACACCGTTTCGTTTAGTGGGATCATAAGAAATGTGGATATTAATGGAACTCTTATTCCAATCAACGAAGGCGAAGGACTAGACTGTCACGACTCAGAGGGTAACATTATAGGCACATATAGCGTAACTATCCCTACATTCTGGAATGGTGAGCCTATGGTGTCTCAGGCTATTATGGATATGGAAGCTGCTAGTACCAGTGGGAATTATCTTACTGATGGACTTGGGCATCCACTACCTATGACACAAACCAATTGGGGTGAGCTTGGGGCTGATATTGTAATCAATGGTCAGTTTATTTATGGTGCTGATGATTGGACCCTTGGAACTGGGTGGACTGTAGCCAATAAAGTCCTTACATACTCTGGAGCGGCTTTTGGACCAGTAGTGTCTCAGTTAGGTGATGTAACGCTGTCGGCAACTTACAATGTTGACTGTGAGCTGGAGGCTGGGTCTTTCAGGATAAAGGTTGGTTCTCTCGCGTACACTACATGGGAAGGTACACCCCTCACCATAGTAGCAGATGGAACTATTCCAGATATCAACATCGAACCGTTGTCAGCAACTGTCGAGTTAAGTTCAATTTCCATAAGAGAAGTAAACCCAGTAATGAACCAAAACAAACAGTACTATATGACAGCTTGTGAGGGTAAACCAGTCGAGCGATGGGATTATAAAACACCACGTACCACGGCTGAGGATGCTGAGATTAAGCTCCTCGGCTGTCTTTGATAATATTATTGATATTTGAAACCATAGACGGTAGAGAAAGACGCTTACCCATACGGGATATTCACTTAACGGGAGATAGAAATGGCATTAAAAATAATAGTACCAGAAGAAGTGATTGACGAACCGGTGATGATTGAAATCGGAGAACGATTCAGGCGCAGATCTTCAACAAATAAAGAGCATGCTCTTGGAACAATATATCAATTTAGCGATGCTGGCGAGAACCTGTTTACTGCGGAGGCATATGCTGCCTGTCATGGATATGGTTGTATACTAGATGATGGTATGTTTTACCATGTATTTACTACTGCCGAGAAAGACAATCTTGTTCCTGTAGACTGGCCAAACAGTAAAGACGCAGAAGATGAGCGAATAGCTTATGAAGATTATTTTCGTAAGTCAACACAGACTGAACTTGCTGACGGTACTTGGAGATTCAGGATACAAGTTGGAAATGACGCTCTAATGAACACCGAGAGGTTGATCTACCAAGAATCATTGGGTGTATTACTGACAAAAGGTGAAGGTCAAGCTCTTGAAGTTAAACCAGAAGTATAAAGGAATCTCAATATGGATGTGCCAGATCTTGTAGTGGAATGGGCATTAGGAGTTGTGACTAGTGCCGGAATGGGGAGTTTCTTCTTTTTGAAGAACAAGTCAAGTAAGAACACTGCTAGTATCGTGGCACTTAAAGAGCAAATGGATCAAAAAATAGTTAATGCAATTGAGAAACTAGGAGAAAACGTAACGCCACTAAGTCTCTGTAATGCCAAGCAAGAGTTGTGGCAAACAAGGTTTGATATGTGGATGGCCCAGAACAAGGAACAACATAACCATATTGACAGTAGTGTAGCTGCTGCGCTGGAGAACATAGAAAAGCAATTGGTTTTTGTATTCGAGAAGCTTGACAATTTAAGTAAGGGGGACAAGTGATGTGGAGGTCAATAGGGTGTGTGATCATAGTATTTATGTTGCTGTCTGGGTGTGGTGCTCACGAGAAAACTAATAATTTGATAGCTCAGGCTAACACAGATAGATTCAAAGCTTTCACAAAAGGCATGAACGCTTCCACTTCCGAGGGTGCAAGGATTGCTATGGCCATGGCCTTCGCTGGTAACATGGGACAACAGAACTTCTACAAAGAAGACTCGGCCCTTGATTGGGTACTTGGTGTTGGTCGTATAGTTACTCCACTGGTTCCGTTGTTCTGGCAGAGTGGTGACGATACTACTCAGGGTATTACTGCTGGTCGTGATGTATTCTTTCAGTCTACAAGAGCTGACTCTCATTCAAACTACCAATCAGCAGCAAGTGAGTTGTTCTTGGGAACAGGAGCGTATGCTTACGACAATGGTACAGAAACCTCGTTTCCAGTAGAATGAGCAGTGATAATTGAAAGATTACTGTACTTGGTGGCGTTTCTATTAAAAGTAAAGTAGTCTCAGTGTAGAGGATAGGGTCATGGCCCGAAAGCAAGTAACCTACTTTAATCGAATGAGGATTTGGTGTGATGACGAAACATCAGCTTGTAAGTACGTCAACGAAAGACTTTTGCACGTTTTTCCCAGAAGGTAATTGGAGCCACTGCTGCCAAAAACACGACCGGGCATACTACATTGGTGTCCCATTCTTTGCCGCAAACTGGAGGCTTTACAAGTGTGTAAAAAGAAGGAATCATACAGCAATAGCATTAGTGATGTTGGTCGGGACAAGCTTGTTTGGGATAGTCCCATATATGAGGGCCAGTACGGCCCGAAAGAAAAGAATAAAAAATTTAGGGTAATGGTACCCGTATCCAAGCTTTGGGTTTGGTTTAAAAACAGGAGAAACAAATGAATAATTTAGTACTTAAGATGGCCCTTCCTATTATCCTCGGATTAGTAGAGGATATGATTACCCCTGACAACTTCAAGATTTATGGTAAAAAACTGATTGGATTGGCTCGTGAGTTTGTTAAGGATACTGAGACGAAGGTGGATGATAAAATTATGCTCCCACTTCTTGATGCTGCTGAGAAAGCTCTTGGGATTATTGAGTAGTATGTGGAACTGGTTTAAACGAGAACCAAAGGTAATTGCTACGAAGCGTCAGGTAATACTGGCGCTTTATCACGCTTCTGGTATGACGTATGATGCTGGTAATGATCTTGAGGACGCTGAGTTGTCTGATCCAAATAGTAGAAGGTCCCACTCGTTTGAAGGACATAAAATTTATAGGTTGTGGATGTGATATGAGTTTTAATAAAGACCAGTTGCGTGATCTAATCATAAGGGTGTTGAAGAAGGTAGACAACTTCTACTCTGAAGATGCTGTGACACTATTGATGATGACCGCTGCTTCCGAATCTGACCTCGGCACGTATCTGCACCAGGTAAAGGGGCCAGCTAAGGGATTGATGCAGGTTGAGCCAGCAACAATGCGTGACAATTATGGGTCATATTTGCACTTCAGGGATAAGCTTAAGGAGCAGATTTTTTCAGCTTGCCATGTTGGGATGCCTGATGTAGACGCACTTGAATACAACATTGCCCTTAATATACTAATGGCAAGAGTGAAATACTACAGAGCACCTGGCCCAATACCAAGTACTCTTGAAGGAATGGCAATGTATCACGAAGAATTTTACAATGCCGGAGGTGCTGCGCATTGGGAGATTACCCTTGAGAAGTATCAGAAGTTTTGTCTTTAGGAAATTGGAGCAGCTATGGATTGTTTAATTAGAGAAGACTTGTGTCCAATATATAGAGGCGACACACCAATATATGATGTTAAGCTTACGTATTCTGATGGGTCGCCTGTAGATATTACTGGGATGACGCTTATATTTTCAGCAAAGTTAAATAAAGATAGTAAGGATGGTGTCATAGGTGACTTTAAGGTGACTACCTTATTTGAGGTTGGTGATGATTCAACTAATGGAATTGGTTCAATCACCATACCTTCAAAGGTAACTATGACGCTGGTTCCATCTAGGAATATGCATTACGATGTTAAACTGATTGGTAGTGGAATTGTGTCAACAGTTGCCGCTGGAATGTTCCAAGTAGTTCAAACCATACCAAAGAAGATACCGTGATAAATAGTAAAATTATATTTAATATGGTAAGAAGAACTATAAGTGTTCATGTTTCAAGCAGAAAAATAGTTTCTAGTATTTCTAAAAAGAATATAATTAAGTTAAACATAGTTAAACGAGGTTAGTGATGTCCGATGATATAAATAATGATAGTCTCGTTGATTGGAAAAATGCTCCAAGTTTGCAAGATTTGAAGGCTGACGTTACTGAGGCAGAACATGCACACAATGCCCATGTCACAGAAGTTGATAACTGGCTCAAGAACTATAACGGTGAGCAGATAATCAAGACTAAGGCTGGTAGGAGCAAGATAGTACCAAAGGTTATCAGGAAACAAGCTGAGTGGAGGTATCCAAGTCTTAGTGATCCATTTCTTAGCACTACAGATTTATTTAATGTTGCTCCAAATACATTTGAAGACAAGCAATCAGCCATACAGAATGCACAGGTACTGAACTATCAGTTTAACCATCAATTGAATAAAGTTAAGTTTATAGATGAATTTATCAGAACGTGTGTTGACGAGGGAACAGTAATAGTTGAGTTAGGCTGGGAAGAAGAAGATGACGAACGTGAAGTAGAAGTTCCAGTTATGGGGATCGACCCAGCAACAGGTGAAACTGTTCAGGTTGGTGTTGAGTTGCAGGTTAAAACTGTTTCAGTTAAGAACCAACCAACATTAGAAATATGTCACTATAATAATACAATAATAGATCCAACTTGCGATGGTGATCTTGATAAAGCAGAGTTTGTTATTAGGAGTTTTGAGACAAGTAAGAGTGAGCTTAAGAAAGATGGTAGGTATAAGAATATAGATAAGATATCTATCGATTCATCTGATAGTTTGACCGATAGTGACTTTGAAAGTGCAGATGCAAGTAACTTTAGGTTTAGAGACGATGCTAGAAAGAAGTTTGTTGTTTATAGGTATTTTGGATATTGGGATATAGATGGTAATGGAGTAACGAAACCTATTGTAGCTGCGTGGGCAGGTGACGTTATGCTTAGACTGGAAGAAACTCCATTCCCAGATAAAAAGATACCTTTTGCATTGGTTCAATTCCTTCCACGTAGGAAGCAGGTTTACGGTGAACCAGATGGTGCGTTGATTGAGGACAATCAAAAGGTCATAGGTGCTGTTACACGAGGTATTCTTGATGTAATGGGTCGAAGTGCAAATGGGCAGCAAGGTAGCCGTAAAGACGCTCTTGATCCAGTCAATGCACGTAAGTATGAACGTGGTGATGATTATAAGTTCAATGCTAATGTTGACCCAAGGCAAGCATTTCACATGGGTACATATCCTGATGTTCCAAGAAGCGCTATGGATATGATTGGATACACTTCAAATGAAGCTGAGAGTCTTACTGGCGTTAAAGCATTTAGTAGCGGTGGCATTACAGGGAATTCACTTGGAAACAGTGTTGGTGGAGCTAGGCTTGCTACAGACGCTACAACCAAAAGAGAACTTGACATACTTAGACGGCTTGCTAATGGAATCGTGCAGATAGGTAGAAAGATTATAAGTATGAACCAAGAATTTATCAGTGATGAGGAAATTCTTAGGATAACTGATGAAGAATTTGTTAATATAAGCAGAGATGATCTTGCTGGAGAGTTTGATATTACATTGAGTATTAGTACTCCGGAAGCTGATAATGAGAAAGCTGCTGGCCTAGAGTTTATGTTGCAGACCGCAGGTGAGACTATGCCGTTTGAATTTAAGCAGATTATACTTAGCGATATAGCCAGGCTTAGAAAGATGCCAGAACTTAGTAAGATGATATCTGAATACCAGCCACAACCAGATCCCGCTGCTGCGTATAAGGCTAAGCTTGAGATTCAGTTGTTGGAAGCTCAGGTTTACAATGAACAGGCTAAGGGCCAAGAGAATGCTGTGGACGTTGGGCTTAAGCAGGCTAAGACAGAAACAGAGATTGCAAAAGGTAGAAGTCTTAATAGTAAGTCTGATAAAGAAGATCTTGACTTTGTCGAGCAAGAGTCTGGAGTACATAGACAACATGAACTTGACAAACAAGATAATGATAGTAAGAATAAGAATGAACAGAAGTTGGTTGATTTAATGATAGCTGATGAACAAGGTGCTGGTGCTGTCGGTGATGGTAATGCTGGTGTACAATAATAATTAACACATTCATAAGGTGACCCTGTATGCAAGACGAGAATTTAGGTGAAATGGAAGAAATTCGTATCAGTATTGAAGAGGCAGAACATGCCATAGCTTTGAGAGATGATATCAACAAGATGCTTGAAAATCCATTGGTTAATAAGGTAGTTGGCCATCATTATTTCCAGGAAGAGTCTATGAGACTTGTGTCCTGTCTGGGTGAAGATAATCTTGACGATAGGACTAAGCTTGAGATGCAAAAGATGCTATACGGTATTGCCTATTTTCAGCGTTGGCTCAGGGTAACTGTTCTACAGGGTAATGAGATGGAAGAGCATGTTAAGGCTGCACGGGACGAACTTGATAGAGAAGTTGATCCGGAGGTTAATTAATGGCTAATGGCATTGACGAAACCGTTGATCTTGAGAATATGAGTGATGATGATTTTATGGAAGCAACTGAGTCTGACGATCCTATTGGAACCGTTGCCGAAGTAAATAGTGAAGTAGTGAACGATGAACAAGATGGACCTGATGAAGATTTGGATGAAGCTGATGTCGATGATCAAGAGGACACTCTGGATGATGACCAATCAGACGATGAAGATGATGAGTCAGAAGATGGCAGTGAAGAAGATGATGGTCAAGTAGACAAAGACACGGAAACTCTCGATGGAGAGCAAGATACTGAAGATACCCCTGATATCGACTTTGAAGCTGGTTATAAGGATTTATTTGCGCCATTTAAAGCCAATGGTAAGTACATGCAGGTAGATAATGTGGAAGATGCCAGACGACTCATGCAAATGGGTGTTGGGTATCAAAAGCGGATGTCAGAGCTTAAACCACATTTGAAGATTATCAAAAGTCTTAAGAATAACGATTTGCTTGATGTAGATAAGATAAATCGCCTTATTGATTTGGATAAGAAAGATCCTGGTGCAATTGCTAAGCTAATTAAGGAAGCGGGAGTAGATCCACTTGATATCGATACTGAGGCTGGCGAAGAGTATAAGCCGAAAGATTATGGTGTCTCTGATTCTGAGTTCGATCTCGACCAAGCGATTGACAATATTCGTGGCAATGAAAGCTATGATAGGTCAATAGCCGTGATGGGAGAGCAATGGGACCAGAAAAGTAGAGGTATTATAGCCGAAAATCCTGAGATCGTAGGTATTATAGATAGCCACATTCAAAGTGGTGTATTTGATGCAGTGCAAGCTCATGTTGAAAAAGAACAAACTTTAGGTAGGATGAAAGGTTTGTCTAGCATTGAGGCGTACCGTGAGGCAACGCAGGTACTGCAGAAAAATGGGGTTCTTGAGGGTGATGGCGTTAAGAAAGAATCTGATCCAAAAAACAAAGAACCTAATCCATTGGTAAAAGAAGCTAAGAAGAAGCAGGAAGCTAGTCGCAAAAAGCGCAAGAAAGCTGCTGCTCCAATTAAAGGTAAACCAAAGTCAAAGAAGTCTGAAAAAGATTATGATAAGATGTCTGATGCAGACTTTATGGCAGAGGTTGGCTAAAGGAAATTAGGTAAAAGTTATGATTTATAGTGATCCCGTAAACGGTTTGAAGTCAAGTGTTGATGTTGGTGCTCCAGAAGGTGAACAGTTTAATCTGTTTAAATGGCAACGCAAGGCTCTTATTGCCATTCGTAACCGTCAGGTATTCCAACAGTTGGCAGATACTACTGTGATGCCTAAGTATCATGGTAAAAAGATTAAAAAGTATGAATACATTCCGGTCTTGGATGATCGTAATGTGAATGATCAGGGGCTTGATGCTGCTGGTGCAACTCTGATTATGGACAAGTTTCATCTGTTCACCGCAGATAATGTTTTGGTTCCAGATGCTACTGTTGCTGGTAATGCTGCTGGTTTCAGTACCGCTGCACTCGCTGAAGCCGCTACTGGTTACGTTGCCGCTACAATGGTTGCAATGAGTGGTGGGCTTTCTTTGTATGGTGGATCTAAGGATGTCGGAACCATTACGAAGCGTCTTCCTGCTCTCACTGAGGAAGGTGGGATGGTAAATAGAATCGGTCACTCTCGTACTACACTTGAGGGTTCTATTGCTGAGCAGGGTTTCTTTAGTACTTATACTGAAGATTCTATTCAGTTTGATACTGACGACATGCTGCTTGATCACATTATGACCGAATCACTCGTTGCTGCTAATGAGCTTGTTGAAGATAACCTTCAGCTTGATCTTATTGCTGCTGCTGGTGTAAGTTTGTTTGCTGGCGGTGTAACCACTGTTGCAACTATTGATGGTAATGCTGCTTCTGATTGTATCGTTAATTATAAGGATCTTTTGAAGATCAATATTACCTTGGATGACAATAAGTGTCCAAAAGGAACCAAGCTTATTAGTGGTTCACGTATGATCGATACCAAGGTTATTAGTGCTGCTCGTTATTGTTATGTTGGATCAGAACTTCTTCAGACTCTTGAGGGAATGGTTGATCTGCATGATGTTGCTGCTTGGAAAGAGGTTGCCTCTTATGCTCAGGCTGGTAATGTTGCTGTTGGTGAGGAGGGTGCAATTGGTCGTACTCGCTTTATTGTAGCCCCAGAGATGATGCGATGGGAAGGTGGTGGTGCTGCTGCTGGTGCGAATGATCAGAATTGTGCAGTTACTGATGTTGAAGGTACTGACCATTTTGATGTAGCTCCAATGTTGTTTGTTGGTTCAGGTAGTTTCTCAACTATTAGCTTTAGTTCTTCCGGAAAGTCTGTGAAGTTTAGTATTATTCACAAGAAGCCTGGCGTTGCTACTGCTGATGCGTATAATGACCCGTATGGTAAGAAGGGCTTTTACAGTTTGAGATTCTGGTATGGGACTCTAATAACACGTCCAGAATGGATTGCGCTTATTTACACTGCAATTGAAGAGTAAAAACAGGCACTTAAGTTTTATTGATATACGAACAGTCAATAAATGAGGATTTTAGCTTGTGTATCCTCTACGGTTAATGTGTGGTGTGACTAGGTAGTTATAGTTTAACTAAACATTAATTGTAGAGGTTATTATGGAATGTGTTGAAGATCTTGGTATCAAAGAAACAGTATCTAAGAATGGCAATATCAGGGGTAGAAGGTTTGGTTTGTTTATGTGCCCAGAGTGCTTTGAGAAAGTTGAGGTTGATATATATTACGGCAAGAAAGCAAAAACCTGTGTAAAGTGTAGGCCGTATCATATGAAGTGTAAGCATCACATGTGTAACACTAGGCAACATGCGATATGGAAGGGAATGAAGCAGAGATGTGACGACAAGAAGCGTGAGAAAGGAATTAAGTATGATGTATCATGGTCAAATTTCAATGAATTTTGGAAAGACATGGGGCCGACATACTTTGATGGTGGATCAATAGATCGAATAGATAACAACAGTGACTATTGTAAAGAAAATTGTCAGTGGTTAACCTTCTCTGAAAGCGCAAAAAAAGATAAGATAAAAAAAGTTATGCAGTTCGAGATATCAGGTAAAGGTAAAAATATAATATATACTAACTGTGTAAGCACGTTTGACTCTGTTGTGGAAGCAGAAGTGAAGACTGGATTCCATAGGTCTGGTATAGCAAGATGTGCAAGGGGAGAGCGTAGAAAGGCCAATGGATATGGTTGGAGATACGTTAACTAATATTAACTTTTTAGGAGTAAAGATGGACTCTAAGAAAGACTTACTTATGGAAGAAGCGAAGAGTTTGGGGCTTAAACCTCATCACTCTACTGGCGAACTTAAACTACAACAGATGATCAATGACGAACTAACCAAAGGTGAAGATGTGGAAGATGTAGGAGAAGTTGAAACAAAAGTAGAAGTAGAAGCTGTGGCTGAAACCAAAAGTGAAAGAATTAAGCGGTTGAGAGATGAACAGCGGAAGTTGATTCGTGTAGTCGTTCGATGCAACAATGACGATAAGAAGGAATGGACCGGTCAAACCATTACAGTTATTTGTGCTGCTGGTACTCTTAAGAAGTGGGTTCCATTTGACAATGAAAATGGATGGCACGTGCCTCAAGCGATACTTGATGTCATGGGTGCAAAAATGTGCCAGAAATTCAAGAACGGAAAACTCGCCAATGGACAGCCTCACAAGGTTAGCTTTATGGCCAAAGAATATAGTATTGAAGAGTTAAAGCCTTTGAGTGAAAAGGAACTGAAAGGTCTTGAGAAAGAACAGGCTGCTAGAGGGAGTATAGATTAATGGCTGAGTTAACCAATACTGATTTAACTGCTGCCGATGGATTACAGGTTAGTCAGGACGGTGCATTTACTGTTCATGGTTCAGGAACTTTCGATGACCTAATGGAAGCGGTAAATAAGCATCTTGACGCACAGTTTAGACTTTCTAGGATCCAAGGTGCTGATTACGCAAATGCTTACGCTAGCAGCCTTCAGGCGGCTATGAGCAATGCAGTACAGTACCTTCTTGGTATGGCTAATGCTGAATTGATTGACGCTCAAATTAGAAAGATTGATGCTGAGATTGTTCTAATTGGACAACAAGGTGAGAAGACATATTCTGAGCGAGCATTACTTGACGCAAAGAAAGCTACTGAATACAAGCAAGGTGAGAAGATAGATGCTGAGCGAGCATTACTTGACGCAAAGAGAGCTACTGAAGACAAGCAGTTGGATGTGTTGGCTGAACAGGCTCTAATGATAGCTGAACAAGCAAAAGGATTTTTGTGGTCAGCTAACCAAAAGTACATGAAGACTATTATCGATGGTCAATCTGTAAACGCAAACATTGAAGGCGTTGGTATTACTGGAAGTATATATTCTGAAGCAAATCTAGAAGATGCCGCAAGTGTAGGTAAACCAAGTCAACCGTAAGAATCCAAAGAGGTCTGCAGTATGGGGTTATTTGATACAGAAATAAGGCAGTTTGAGATGTATAACCAGCCTTTGGTAGATGATCCAAATACTGCAGACCTTATCGGACCTGCAGTAGTAGCCATGAGGAGAGAAGAAGACTTCATGGATCACGTAAGACTAGCCTTGGTCGCCATTCTTGGTAGAAAGGATATTCATAAATTCCAAAATATAATTGAAGATGGTGTAACTCCAAATATAGAGTTTCCGGATTCAAACATAAACTTACTAGTTGTACCTAATGCTTATCATGAGTCATTGGTTCCAGTTGGTGGAGAGTGTACTGGTGTGAGAGTTGGCCATATGCGTGTTATCGATTGGATCAATTTCTACATGGCCCAAAACTCAGTGTCTCCATATCAACCTTGCATACAACGGCCAATAGTCGACATAGACGATGGTAACGATGGATTTAGGAGTGTTGGTGTTATAGGAGCATCGTTGAACGCTACAGGCACTGCATATATAGCATACGCATTGGATCATGGTGCCGGTGAAAATCCAATTGACACAGTTATAGAACTTGAACCAGAAATACCACTAAAACCAGATGGTATATTTAGTGTAGTTTATTATTCATATGGACAAATTGATCCAGAGGAACCAGAGGGTGGTTGGAGCGAGGAGGAAAGACCAGAATCATTTGAACGGTGTGGTCTTGCATATTATCCTATAGAAGAACCTGACTTTAGTTTTGGGCAAGAAGGCGGAGAGTTCAGAACATTTCCGCCACTTCCATTGAGGGTTAACAATGAAAACTACTATGCTGCGTTTGACGAAGCAAAAATAGATGATATAGAGAAGCTTGGTAAGATTGTTGGAGTTGATACAGGCAAGCTTATCGATGATGTAATGGAGGGAGCGGAAGAGGAAGGTTACGACTCCAAGATGGATCATGTATTTCTTAACTTTGGGACAAGGATTCATGATAATTCTGAAGCTAGTTGTAGGTATTTGTATTTATTGTTTAGCAAGATAAGAGAGTATGGACTTGAGGCGGGAGATGGTAGCTTTGGATTTTATCCATGTTGGTACAATGAAATTGTAAAGGTCGAAGGTGCTATAAACCCAAGTGTTTATACTCCTGCAATGTGTAATATAATTACTATTGAAACAGATGACTATTATTATGAATTTACGTTCTCAATGATCTCAGACGAAACTATGACAGTAGCTGCTGTATTGGCCGATGAGATTATGGGACCGCAATACGAGGACCGTGCTAACGCTTCTGGTAAGTTTTGGTACATAAGTTCAAGTTCGGGTGATCCAAGTCGTGAGGAGGAGTATGAGCAGCCTCCCGCGGAAGCTGGTATGTGGCCAGAAGAAGGTGAACAGCCAGTTGAGATAATGTTTGGTGAATGTGATGGTGGTGACGTAAGGTTTATTAAGATAGTTGGTATTGGTGGCAAGGTAAGAATTAAGGATACTGAGACTGGTGTGGTTAAGATGAGGAGACTTAACTACGATGATCCAAATAGTATAACTGTACCGTATATACCTGCTATTGGAGAAGTACTTACTAACCATGAGTTAGCTGATAACTTCTTAAGTGGACTTCATGTTAGTATGTATATAGCTGACATAGAAACCAAAAGTAAAAGCTGGTGGATGGTAATAGCTCAGATCATCATTGTAATTGTTGTTACGTGGATAAGTTATGGACAGATGACCGGAGCTACATTGTCAGCGCTTGGTGCTGCTGATGTCATTGCTATGGGAGCGCTCATGATAGCTGGATATATAATGGGCAAGATAGTTGTCGGTATATCTAGGGATCTTGGTTTAATAGCTGGGGCCATAGCTGCATTGTTAGCAATGTATATTACTGGTAGGATGACTACTGGTTCATTCGCAAGTATTGGAAGTATCAGTTCTAGTTTTTCAAGTATGAGTTTGATGGATATACTGTCAACATCGTTCAAAACATTAAGTCAAGCTGTAAATACATACACTGGATCGTCTCTTGGTGATATTGGAAGAGAGTTTGAAGGAAAAAGAGAGTGGTACGCCAATGAGATTAACTTGCTTGGTGACCAGCGTGAAGAGCTGGAAGAAGAAGAAGGTGGTTATGTCGGCAGTGAGGTTTTGATAGAAGACTTGATAAATAGCAGTATAAGGACTACTGTGAATCCAATGGACGCAAGTAGTTACTTTGATTTTTACGACAAGTTTCACGAGATAGGCGAATCATTTTTCGATACAGATAATTTACTAGAAGCTCCATTTGATATGGAAGCACAATTAATGCCGGTTTAACCGGGAGGTAATGAAATGGCAAGTAATTACATGGACCAACGGCCACAGATTGGCGATACTGGTTACGACTGGAATAAGATGGGAATAGATGCGATGGGCTTAGGTGGTGACCTCGGTGGATACTTCGGTGTTCCACAACAGGATATCGCACCACCTGATACTGGATTTGATTGGGGTGGAGCGGCTAAAGGTTTCGGTTCAGTTACTAGTGGTATTGGCGGGTTAGCTCAAGCTTGGCAAGGGATGCAGGGATTAAAATTAGCCAAAGAACAGCTTGGTACGCAGAATGCCCAGTGGGAGAAGAATTACGCAGCCCAGAGAGATGACATAGCTGTTAGTCGTGCTGAGAGGGAAGATGCTCGCGCCAGATCTAAAGAGAACTTTGTAGTAGCATAATTTAATTCAGCAGGTGACGACATGGCTAATGCAGTAACATGGAAGAATATTGGAACTGTTAGTGGTGCAGGTGCGCTTGCTGCTGCTAATAGTTCAAGACAGGATATAGGGCAAGGAATAGCTAATATAGGCAAGGCAGCTAGTGGGTTCGGTGATGATCAAATTCAAGCTGAAACAGATCTAGCTGTCAATGCCTTAAGGGCTGCTGCCCCAGATGACAGGCAAGGATTGTTGCAAAGTTTCGCTGATAGCAATATTAGTATGCATAGCGATCAGATAGGCAAGGTTGCGTCTGAGATTGATGCACGGGATTTCGCTGAAGACAAGTTCAGAACCACAACCGATGCGACAGGTGCTCAGCGTAATATTCAGAACGAATTGGATCTATCTAAGTTTGAATATAAAAAGGAACAGGACGCTTTCTCAAAAGCATTATCTGTCAAAAAGTATAATCAAAAAGCCAATGAGTTTAACAGGTCTTATGACGTTGCCAATGGATTATCAAGACCAATGCCCATGTGGGACGGATCGACTAGTGTTAATCCAATTGAACAAGCGCAAATAGATAACGTTGCAATCAACCAAACTAAAAGTAATCCACAGTTTGAAGGTGATACAAAAGATCTTGACAGCTCTGGCCCAATACTTGTGTCACGTAAAGATGCAACTGTACTTGCGATTCAAGATTTAAAATTAAATGGTAGTACCGGTGGGTTTAAGTCGAACAGGGATGAGGTTGAAAGCAAGTCAGGTGATATACTTATTTCAAGCGCAGTTGATGCATTCTCTCCAGTTATAGAGAAATCTATCAATGATTTTATGGCTACGAATTTAGAGTTTTTTGATGAAGACGGTAAGATTGACTATTCTGCATTCCAAGATCAGGATCAGAAGATAGCTCCTGGTGCAGTTAAGGCCGGTAAGATGTTGGATGGTAGGCTGAGTACAATGACAAAGCAGATGAACAAATATCTTCGTAATTTCCCCGCTGGTCCAAAGAGAGACGCAAGGGAGAAGCAATTCAGAGAGGAGTCCGGACTAAATAAGCTTGACAGCATGAGCAAGGAATTTAACTCCAAGGTTTCTGAGCAACAAAAGTTTGAACGAACACAGAAGGGGAAATCGGTTGTTAAGGGTGACAAGGTAAGAAGTTATTACGATACAACTAGTAGTGTGTCAAAGGTGTATAACGAAAACTATAAAGATAGCGACTATGATATAAGTAACTTTAAAAATCAAATAGCCACAATGCGCAATGTAGTTCCACCAGCATACGATAGTCTTCCAGATGGTCTAATAGCTGAGGCTATCAGTAATGTCACTAAGGCTGGAAGTACTATTGGTTTTGATACAAACAATATAGAGCTTATAAACAATCCAAGTGCTACTGCTAAACAAATTAATGTTGCTGTGTATGAGGAGATTAGGAACATAGTTAGTAGAAAGAATGGTAGTACTAATAATACATTCATGCCAGCCGTGGCAAACTTAAGTAGAGAAGATGTTGCAAAAGAGACTGCTGAGCTAAGAGCTACAAGGGCACCAGAGTCTACTTTGGTGAAAGCTGCTACTTTAGCTGGAAAAGTTGGTCGTGTAGCCAAAACAGCCAGTATGTTTACACCTCTTGGTGCTGGACTATTAGGTAAAACATTGTTCGACAAATCTAAAAATCTTACCAGGTCTCTTGATACCAAAGAAGAAAGAGATGTACTGTTAAAGGCATTAAAAGGTGACAAATAATGGCTTTTGGAAAGTTTGAGTTTTCTGGTGTTGATGACCTATATTTAAGTGAAGAAAAGAAGTTGGAAAACAAGGCTGCTCGTAAAAAAGCGGCTTTACCTATTTTTAGTAAGAAGGCAACGCTTGTAAGTGCCGTTGATGGGGATACTTTTAACATACTTGAAGCCGAAAAGAATCTTAGGCTTTCTGGTGGTATAAACACTGCTGAATCAACAGAGACTGGGTTGTCTAATAATAAGATCCTTAGGAGTCAACAGAGATCATATGGTGCGAAGTATGGAGTACCATGGGAGACAGTAACAAAGGCAACTATAAAGCAGGAAGGTTTGGATGCTAAAAAAGCTGCACTTGGTGCACTTGGTGGAGAAGGGTCCGATATACAATATGTTGAAAAAGGTGTTGATAGATATGGAAGAACACTTGCTGATGTTTATAGTAGTGATGGTGATAATTTAGCAGATACATTGAGTGGAAGAAATGCTAATAATCAATTTGATTCAGCAACTGCAAAGGGTAAGTATACAGGCGAAGTTGGAACAGGATTTGACGATAAGGGTAGTCCGGAAATTCAGATTGGGTCAGATGGCTTGTTTGTGTATGGTGACCATCAGCACTTGACCCGTAGCGACCTTGAGAAGAACCGAGAGCTATATGATGCAGATTTTGCCTACAAGTATAGTTGGGATGCAAAACTTGGCAGTGGGATAGCTGGTCAAGTTGCTGATGTTGCAGGTATGTTGTATTCAGGTACAGGCATGGTTAAAGATATATTTGAGAAAGGTATATTGTCTGGCTTTACTCCAGGGAACACTCTTGAAGATAGTTTTAACACTTGGAACAATATTCCTCATGTTGCTAGCGGTAAAACAAAAGCTGGTGTTATTGGCAATAATGAGAGGGTGATGTTTGATAGTATAGTTAATGCTGAGACGCTTACCGACGAGCAAGAAGAGTTTATTGGTAGCCCAACAGGTAGGAATATGCTTAGGATTGCCACTGAGTATAGAGAGAAGAGAGAAGAGTTTAAAGAAATTGGTGAAAATGCTGAGGACAGATCTAGTGTTGTCGATAGACGAAAAAGTGTAGCTGTGAACAAGGAATTCATAGAAAAGTATGAAGATGAGGGGCTTGGAAGTGCGCTACTGTTTGGATTAAAGAATGCTCCGCACTTTGGTTATAAGATGGTTGAAAGCCTACCACTTATGGTCCCTCTTGCTACTCCAGGTGTAAGTGTTGTAACCATGGCTGCTATGTCTGAAGGCGGTACTATGGATGGTGTTGAGGAATTTAGACTTACAAATGGTAGTGAACCAAATGAGAAGGAAGTCAACACTATAGCTGGATGGAAAGCTGCTTCAGCTTTATTTGAAAAATTTGGTGCTGATAGAGCCTTTGCAGGTAATACTACTTTTATAAAGCAATTTTTAAAGTCAGCGGGCGAACTTGAAAAACCATTAAGATTTTTAGCCAAAGGTGCTGAAAGCTTATTTTCAGAAGGTGCATCTGGAGGTGGATCTGAATTTTCTGATCAGATGGCTATAACGCAAGATGTAAGTAATGTTGATTACGGTAAGGTTGCACTTGGGGCCACAGAAGAAGCTCTTGGTGCACTTGGAATATCTGCGTCTAGTGGGTTGGTTCGTGGAGTTAAGAAAATCAAACCAACTAAAGCAATTGACAATAAAATAGAAGATGCCACACCAACTCCTCAAGCGTCTCCGTCAACATACACTCCAACAGAAGGTATTGGTGGAGCTGAGACACAAACAATATTAGCAAATAGCATTGCAGTACTAACTGGTAATGCAAGTGGCGATAAGAACCAAGCCGTATTTGACCTATTGTCTACGTTACAAAATGCTGACGAACTGTTTGGGGATACTGCTCAAGCGGCTAAAGACGGAATGGCTGGTTTGATCAAAGATAACGCTAAAGAGATATTTGCTGCAAGTGAAGAGCTTAGTAAGCTTAAGGATGTGACTGAGAAAGAATTTAATGTTGTTCTTGGTAGTCTTGGTTCTGGTGATAAAGTAGACATAAGCAAGATAGATGGGTTAAGCGAGCAAGAAATTAAAGCTGTTGAGGCTATCAACTCAGCTATTGATAGTTCTGGGACCAAGGAGATGCAAAGGGTTAGTGGTGAAATCATTGATCCAAGTACTCCAAACGCAAGTATAAAGGGTTACCTTCAAGGTGCTTTGGATACCGGGTCAATAGCTGCTGGGTTCACTAATTTTAATATTCACATGCAGGCTAAGGCTAATGCGTTCATAGAAGCGTTTAATTCTGGCACTGTGAGCTATATCAAGAAGGGGATGAATGATTACACTATTCACACAGAAGTTCCTTCAGACGCAGTAAAAGAGGATAAAGGGACTGGTTACAAGAATTACTTTGTTATCCATGGCAATAGTAAAAGATTTGTTGAGGGAGTGGAAAGTGACGTTAAGCTTATAAGTGAATATTATGAGTTGGCTGAAGCTGTAGTTGATGGAAAGGCAAGTAGGGGGGAAACGGTTAAGGTGGCTAATGACCTTGGTCGTGAGATAATTAAATCAGGAGCACTAGACAAGGGAGATATTGGTGGCAAAGTCGAAGAAGAAAAAGTCGAAGGGGAAGTCAAAAAGGAAGCAAAAGAAGCTGGAAAGAAAGCTGACGGAACAGTAGATAGTGCGCCAGACACTGTAACTACCAATGTGGATCAAAAGAAACGAGTAAAAGTTATAAAACAATTAGCCAGTGTTCTTGGTTCCGGAAATGGTAAGTGGAATACTGAAAAATACGCACAACTATTCCATAAAACTGGTAATAAAAAAACAATTAACGTTAAAACTCTTAGTGATTTTGATAATGAAATCATCACAACAAAAGCACAAGCTACAGAGTTTGAAAGTAAGATTTCTGGTAAAAAATACTATTTAGTTTATGTCGGAAATATAGAAGACGCTGGTGGCCCAATACAAGCATACGATTCTAATTTTATTGAAATAGAAAGAAGTACTACTTACAATAAAACATTGGCTAGTATTGCAACTGTAGCAGAACATGATTCTGCACAGATGGTTGTTGATTCATTGAATGAAAAGACAACTACCAAACAACCAACCACAAAGCCTGTAGCGAAGCCCCAAGGCGATAGCGAAAGGCTTGGTCAACCAGAATCAATACCAATACCAGTTGAAGAAGAAGGTGGCATTGATTCAGATAGGTTCGACGAGGATACAATTCCGACAGAGAGCATGTCTCCATCCGAATCTATTGACGAGCTTACTGATAACTATAACTCATCTAAAGTTGTCAGAACCAAAGATAAGATAATAGCAAAGGATGGCAAGACAGAAATAGTTGCAAAGAATATTGACGGAGTCATATTCATATCGACAAACAAGGCACTGTGGAAGAAATATTTTGCTGAAAAAAGATGGACAAAACCAAGAGAGCAAAAAGATGGTAGTTTTGCTGAGGCATTACCAGAAGATATATTTAAAAGCGAGAATGAGTTAGAAGCATTTGTACTCGCACACGAGGAAGCCCATAATGTCGTATTCAAGAAACCAGATGAAACTATTGGTGAGTATGAAAGAAGAGTAAACGATTACGCTATCAAGGAACTTGGGTTTGGATATAGGGCGGATAAGTCTAACTGGTTTGACAAGGTAAAGAGTAACCTGGTTAACATTGGCCGGGAGTATACAACTACTCTCGGAGAACTCATTACACACAAGCTTCCAACTAAGGATAGCTTCCTTAGTGGCACATCTCTCAAGATACTTAGTAGTGAGACTGAGAAGAATGCTGAGATAGAGAGACTTACTGCTGAGTTTAAAGCTGCTGGTGATAAGTACATTGATCCAGATAGTGACAAGCAAGACTTGATTTATAGTTTTAATAACCTGATGGTCAAGTCTGGGAATACGCAGGTTACTCCTGATGAATTCTATTATGCTATGGCAAATGCGTTTGCTAATTGGATGGCTGCTAGTGGGAGAAAGACACTTATCAATGATGCCCATGATATGAGTATGATCTTGTATGGTGAATGGGATCATGCATTGCTTGGGAACGATGCAATTATTCACGACAAAGGTACTCCTCTGTATATGGTAGCAGAAGGTGCTGGTGGTAACATGTCTAAGATACTTGGACTTAAAGTTGCAGTGCCAAAAGGAATGAGTCGTCAGGATAAAGCAATGCTTGGTAGGCTTAGCGATCAAAAGAGTTTCGATAAGACGCTTGGTTTGATGATGTTGGATCTGGCTGGAAGGCTAGAAAGCAATCCAGTTACAGTTGTGAAGAATGCTACCTATGATCTTGGTAAGGCTAGTAAGGCTACCAGAAAGAGTAAAGACAATACTATTCAACTTAGTACTATTAAAATAAACAAGGACACCAAGCAAGCTGATAAAGTTATAGACGGATTCTCAAACAGTGATCAGTATTTTGAAGATATCAATGGTGTGCAGATAGATAAGAGTGACATTTATACTGATAAGCCAAAGGAAACTGTGTCCAAGAGGATTCAAGGTAGTATGAGTGATTTGCCTGCTAATAGGCAGACACTGCTTCGCAAGTTGCAAGATGTTGTTTGGAAACCAATAGAAGGCAATATTAGCACATTTCTTAGTTTTGACCCAAGCCATCAACGAATAATAGCTGGGTGGGTAGACCGCAATAGTGTTCACGTTGATAAGCGTAAAGCTGTAGATGCCAGGAACAATCAAATAGATAAACACATTCAAGACTTGAAGGACCTTAGTGCCAAGAAGTTCTTTTTTGGTTATTATTTTATGAACCAATTTAGAATAATGATCGATAGTAATGGAATTAATCCATTGAGCGGAAAGAACCTTCATAGGTTCATGGTCAATAACGATAAGACCAAAGTTGTGTTCAAGAAAGGTGACGCGACTGAAGTAATGTTTAAGTATTCAATCGTTCAGGCACTTGGTTCAGATGTAGATAAGACTGATCACGCTGGTGTGCTAGAAGACTTTAATAGTGTTGTTGGAGAGTTTGGTGAATTGGCTCAAAACATTACTGGTAAAGAGTTGGTTGATCGTGGTGTTAATGCTCATGGTTTGGCTGGGCTAGTTGCACTAGGCGATTGGCTCAATGTAGATACTGGGGAAGAGGTTACTTCGCATCTTGGTTTAGAGGTTGATGGAATCACCAATGGATACGCGCTTGGATTGCTGCAATTTCCCAATGACGAAGACGGTGGGCTGGAAGCTAATCTTAAAAGAGTTGGCATCACATATAAGAAGGGTGAGTACGAAAAGGGAATCCATGGTGTAGAAGATGCTTATAACAGAGCAGGTAGACAGTTTAAGAAAGTTCTCACTGGCAATGGACTTATTGATGTGTTTGAAGGGGTGTATGGTGGCATAGACAGGAACTTGATGAAAGGCCCGTTTATGATATTCAATTATGGGGCAAGTGCTCACAAGGCCACTGAGGGCATAGCAAAAGCTATATCAAGTAAGATTTACAAAGGTGAAGTTAGTGCCGATGAATTGAGGGTATTTGTCAATACGATTAACCCTCGTGGTATGTATAAGATTAATAATCTAATTGCTGCTCTTGATAAAAAGTCATTTATGGAGACTGATGTTAGCGATGATATAGTTGAACTTGAGGGAATGATACAGCGTGGGTTCTCCGGAATAGTAGAAGAAGCATTTGAGCCATTGGTTGGTAGTACCAAGGAAATTAAAGATCAACTGACGAAGGCAATGGATGCTATAGCTAGTGGGTTCGCGGTAGAGTTTGAAGAGAGAAGTAAGGAATTAGTTGGTGAACTGGTTATCAACGGTCCTAAGCACCCAGAGCTACTTCCAAGTGGTAAGAAGAACAAGAAAGCTGGCACTCCAATTAGATTGAGTAAAGACGGACTGAACCAAGTCGAATTGAGACAAGTTGCCGAGGGCTTACTAGATACTCATTATCCATTGTTGGCTGGAGGGTGGAACAATAGTAGTGAGGGTGAAAAACAAGCTTTTATAGATATGGTTAGTAGGGATAAGATTCAGACGGACAAGAGAGTTCAGAACTTCATGCTAACTGAAGCTGACAATAAGGCTGTGCGTGATAAACTTGCCACAATGGTCTCAGAATATAGTGATTCATTAACCAAAGCCAAGAACATAGCAAAACTCGTTAATAGTAGTGGTGGTAAGACAACTTGGGATGCTATAAAAAGAAATCCTAAGCTTAAGGTTGATGGTAAGCTTAATTTTGATAAAGTAGCAGAGTTGCTTGGCGAAGGTGGTACCACTCAGACGACATCAGGTGTAAGTCTTGGTGGTTTTGCTTACGGTCATCCAGGTGCAAAGATGTTGGTTAGGAGTATTCAGAATATGGATGCTAGTATTATGGGTAAAACTATGCAGGATTCTGATAGTTTTCTTGGTTTGCATGATGCTGTGTATGTTGGGATAGATAAGATTCAGGAAACAGTTAAACGTATAAATAGTAATGCACTTGAGTTAAGCAAAGACTACTCAATAGCAGAGGCAGTGCTTGAACAATTCATTAAAGTTAAGGGTAATATAGAAAAGAACGACCATAGGCTTACAGTAAAACTAAGTAAAAAATATGGTGAAGATAAGTTATATGAGGTCAAAGCTCTTATTGACCAAGCTAATAGTAGACTTGACGACCAGAGAGCGGAAAAGACTAAAACTGAAAGCTTTGGTGGTGATACAAGTAAAATTGACTTACGTATGCAATCGATTGTTGATGGGTTGGCCAATGAGCTTGGGATAACTAATCCAGAAGCTATATCACTACTTGATACCGATTTGGGAAAAATAGATATTGGAGCCAATTTAAGAGCATGGGATAAGCATTACGCAGACCCAACAAATAAAGAAGCTAAGGATGCAAAGAATCCTAAAAAGCCAAAAGCTAAGCTTGTTCCACCTAGTCAAAAACTTGGTCCACTTGAGGAGACAGTTTCAAAGAATAATGAGGATCGTAAGATATTGTTTGATAAGCTTAAGTCAGGTGAAGTGGTTCAGTACTATATGCCAGACTCAACATCTAATAAGGATATTCAGCTTGGTTCACTTGGTTCGGAGAGTACTCAGGATATAAAGCAAGACGCTGTCGTAGAAGTGTTGCGTGGAAATGCTACTGCTGAAAATATTGAGCAGGTTAACGAGATGCTTGGTGCTGATAATAAGGATATCAATAAAGTGCTGAAAGAATTGGTTCAGCCATTAGTATGGAAGATTGATAGCCTAGTTATAAACATTAAGGGGTATGCCAGTGGAGTGTATGCGGAAGGATTATTTAGAAGTGCTGATAATGCAATAGAGGTTGTATATAATATTGATGGGCCAGTGAGTAGGACTGAACAGACTGCTCAAGAAGTGTTTGCCCATGAGATGATTCACGCTGTGAGTTGGAGAGCCGTACAGGGTAGCCTACACTTCAGGAATGAATTAACAGCACTGAGAGATGCAATTAGTAAGAATGTGTCTGTAAGGGACTTTTTGGTCGATGGAGATACAAGTGAGGATGCTAAGAAATTAGCTGAGAGGCAGTATTTAGCAGTGTTCGGTAAAGATAGTCTTCAAGAGTTCTTGGCGTATGGATTAACCAATCCGGTTTTAATCCAAAAACTGAAAGGCACTAAGTCAGTTGGAGTTAAATGGTTTGCTGGTGACACATGGTATGAAAAGGTTCTGAGTGCTATGGTTAAGGCCATGTCAATAGTCGAAGGGTTTATTAATAAAAAGGACAATAAGAATGCCCATGAACAATTATTTAGCTTGGCTCAAGAGGTTAATGGGATTAATCAGAGCAAGGCAAGTAAGATAGCCAACACGATTAATGCCGGTAAGGTGTACGAGAAAAGTGACGAGCTTATAAAGAGTTTCGTTGGTAAACATGAAAGGTTTGCGCGGACACTTATTACACATGCTGCTATTAAAGGGCTGAAGATATCACATGCCGGGGCAAGAGTATTCCCTAAGTTCAATGGTGTGGTTGGTAGCAAGTTGACGTTGGCCGGTCAGATCGCTACGTTGAGTCCCGGTATTATAGCTAGGATGATGATCCAACTTTTTGGCAAGGGGATCATTTATACTACAAAGAATGGGGACAAGGTCACACTTTATACAAAGGATAAGGATGGGAATATAATTGATCCAGGTAAAGCATTGACTTATTCGCTTGCTGAGATGGCAAAGAAGATGGAAGGTAATGCCGCAAGGGAACTGTTTAAGCTGATTACTGATGTGACAGGTACAATGCCGGTTGTGTTGCAGCGGTCATTGAGTGAGAGTAAAAGGAAAGTTGAGCAGGCTCGTGATTCAGCTAAGGAACTTGTGGGGACTGTGCTTAACAAGAGTTTTGGAGACAGGAAACCAAGTAAAGAAGAAAGCCGAATGCTCACTAAGGCTATTGGTAAAACAGACCTTCAATTATTGAGAGATGTGTATAGTGACGATGTTGTAGCTACATTGATCAAGAGTAAGAGTAAGCTTGATGCGCTGATTAATAGTGAGAAGAAAGCACTAGGGCTTAACGGTTGGTGGTATAAGCAAGCTGAAGGGTTAAGTACTAGAATGGTTAAACAAGAGCAGGGTGGCCATCTTGTATTTGATAACGTTAAGGCAATGGTCAAGAACGCTGACAGCGAGATTTCAGATGTTGATAGGTTTGACAGGTTTGTCACACTTCTTGCTCTTAGTAAGACTGATGGTAGGGAGAGTTTGGCTAGTTTTATAGATAGCAATAAGGATGGGTTTACTGAGGTAATTAATACATTCGTTAGTTTGGCCAGTGTTAGTAAGGAGAGTTTTGTTGGAAGTGAGATGTTGATGACAAAGGGTTATGTTCCGAAGGTTGGTGACGCTCATAGGGCCGTGGAGGTTGCTGGGCTAGACCGTATAACCAAAGAACAGATGAAACTTAAGGGGTATGACTGGCAATACGATTTGGTTAATTATGCTGGTGAGCAAGTTGGTATGTATTTGGCAAAGAATCTTCCTCTTGAGAATCAGGTTAAAGGATTGCTTAGTAGGACCGGTAAACATATGGCCCATACGAGCATGATGGAGAAATGGAAAGAGGATTATAGTGATAAGGTGGATTCAGGTAGTAGGAACTATAAGGATCTGAAAAAGTATCAGGCATTGATGTTGAATAAAGAGATGGGAACGGTGCGTACTGGAAAGGCATTAAGGCCAGTTGTGGATGAAAAAGGGAAGATTGTAGACCTGACTATCGATATGAACTTTGATGTCGAGGAGGACCTTCTAGGGCTTAATATGGATGTGGTCGAGGTAACGTCTACATTGAATATGAATACTATTGATAAAATTAATAGTGAAGAGGTGAACGAGGAAGGTATCGATACATTGATTGGCAGACAGGAAGATCATCGTCCTGGCAATGAGTGGGAGTTTATTAATATAATGGACACGAAGAGCGATGACTATCAGGAGTTGTTTATCAGATTGCCATGGGCTGCTAGAAAGAAAATTGAGAAGTATGCTAAGTTGAATGGTGGGGACTTTTGGGTAGAAGAAGTTTGGCTAGATGCAATATTTGGTTACGAGAACTGGAGTATTGCTAATTTGGTTAAAGGTGAGAGTAGAAAGAGGAAGGTTAAGATAGTAGAGGAAGTTGTGAAAGGTATAGTAGGAGTAATTAATAACAATATAGTTATTAAGACTCCTGCTGTTTGGGGTGGAAACTTTGCAAGTAACTTTATAACAAGTGTGATTAGTGGACTTGGTGCATTTGAAACTATCAAGTATTGGAAAGATGGATTGGATAAGCTGAAGGAATATCAGAAATATGCTAGTGAGATTGCTGAGATAGATTTCAAGAGTAGGGCTAATGTAGCTTACAAAAAGGCTAACGTTGCAAGGCGTAAGCTCCTGACCGATAGAATGAACAAGAGTTCGGTTGCTGAGTTGATGGATGCAGGGCTATATAGTGCAATTACAACTCAGGAGATGCAAACTGATGAGTATAGTTATAAGAACAAGGCGGTACGTGTTATAGAGGAGGCTACAGGCAAGCTGAAGGGTGGTACTACTGTGGGGAAGATAGTGAAGGGATTGTATCTGGCAGAAGACACTGAAGCATATAAGAGTTTACTTGGTATGGTTCAGGTGTCAGATTTCTTGGGTAGGTATGGAATCTATAGGAAGATGGTTGATGATCAAGGTAAGACTAAAGATGAGGCATATAAGTACATTCAGGACGTTTTCGTTGATTTCAATATACCAATCGGTAAAGTTGCTCAATATGCTAACAGTATGGGCATGATGCTATTCTATAAGTACTGGTCAAGAATCCAACGAGCAACACTAGGAATGATCAAGCATCATCCAACTAAAAGTATGCAAACATTACTGATGAGGAGTGTATTGGGAATGGACATGGGCTCAATATTTAATTCAGGTATCATTACTGGAGGAAACTTCTCACCAACACATGGTTGGATTGATCCAATCAAAATGCTTAAGCAGTTTGTAATGCCAAGTGGATTGGAGATTGGTATTGGAATTGGTGGTGGTGAAGGTGTTACCGGGGTGCTTGGTGCTCTTGGTGCTGGCGCTGCTACGGTTGAAGGTGCGATAAAGAATAATCAATTACATGGATTTCACTATGGTTCAAGTGATAAGGCTGGTAATTAAATTGATACTGCAAGTTTTTGGCTCACCAGCTTGCAGTATCAAAAGGTAAAAGATAGTATTAAGTCCAGGTTTTAAGTATTGGTCTATGGTTTACAAGTTCATGGCAATACTTACAAAGCGTTTCAAGATCATCAAGGTGATCTGATTCAAAAAATACATTTACATATGTTTTGTGATGAACTTGTAACTTACGTGATGATCCACATCTAGTACACTTGAAGTGATCCCTTTGGATTGTAGTTAATCTCACATTGTTCCATTGGTCAGAGCGTAAGTATTGTCTGTAGTTGCCATAGCTCCATAGGTTAGTTGATCCAGTTGGATCATACTTCTTTATTTCAGATGGTTTTCGTATTGGTACGTCCAGCCAATTGTGCTTAGTATTGCGAGTATACTTATCACCATTTTTGAATGCATAGATAAATAATAATATAACGAATGCTAGAGCAGGAAAACTAAATAGTAGTAGTATTGTTTTCATTTTACATTCTCCGTTGGTTCCATATGTCCATGGCATCTATCACACGTTCCACTCGCACCCTGGTAGCCGCATATGTGGCATTGATACACTTGTTGGTCAAAGTTTAGTTTAAATTGGCGTTTCTTTGCTTTCTGGTTCTCGATAGATCCGTTTGACCGTGTGTTTAACGGTTCACTTGTGGCCAGTATTGGCATAGCGTCTATGAGGCTATTTGTTGAATGACGATCCATTTCTAGTTGAACCAGGTCAACGTTTTTTATTATTAATGTTCCCATTGTTTTCCTCTATTGCGGTGTCCATACACGCTTGACAATAATACTTATCTGCGTCTGGGTATAGCTCTTCAAGTTCTTCCTCGTCGAATCTCTCGTTGCATCCATCGCATATGAATACATCTTCAGGACATTCCTTTTTGCCTCGTGAACAGCTATCTGTGAGTTTAATAAGGATAAAATTGTAATTGTCTTGCTCTAGTAGGAATTCATCGTTTAATTTCATATTTAGACCGCAGGGCTTATTAGGCCCCACGGTTATTTATGTAGACTATCTAATTAGCAGTCTAACTATGGTTGAAGATATCTGAAATTTGCGAAGAAGTATCGCTATTACTGTCTCCATTAGGTTCATGGCCACCTGTTTCAAGAACGAGTTCTGGCTCTGTTTTGGATGGCTGAGGAGCCTCGGTGGAGTTTGCAACTACCTTTACTTTCGAGAAGCTACAAGTAATTTGATTACTACCTGATCCATCTCTAAGTGATTTAACCGAAACTTCAAGTGTTTTTGGGTCAATGTCGGTGAACCCTTCACTCTTCATTCCTTCCATAATAATTTTTTTCGATTCTTCCGATGTAAATGTTACTTCCATATTTATTCCTCTGGTTTAATTATCCGTATCCGTCTCCGCCTCCGTCTCCGTCTCCGTATCCGTATCCTTCTCCGTATCCGTCTCCGCCTCCGTCTCCGTCTCCGTATCCGTCTCCGTATCCGTCTCCGTCTCCGCTTCCGCTTCCGCTTCCGCTTCCGTTTCCATATCCGTATTCGCTTCCGTGTCCGGCTCCGTCTCCGGCTCCGGCTCCGTATCCGTATCCGCTTCCGTATTCGCTTCCTTTCATGTCTACTCTTTCCATGTTTTAACCCCCTTTATGGAGTCGAATGCCTCCTTGGTACAAGTGATAATTTCAATTGCTTCTGTTAGTGTTATTTTATTGATCTCACATGGAAATTTACATTCATCGGGGTTTTTAACACCCTCCATTGCAAGTTGAGATAAGCTCGCAGCACCCGACCAATACCAAAGTCTTCGGGAGTTCAGCAACTCAACCTGCTTTCCATCTTGTGATTTAAGAAAGCCAGCATGTACTCCTGCTGAGTATGTACGAATTATCACATACTCTAGTCCGTCTGTATTTACAGGAGGCAACTGTTTTGCACCTTTCTTTACATATTTGACACCATTAATTTCAATCTCATTCAATTCTACTGACATATTTATTCCTATGGTTTAATTGTTATCCAAACAAAGAAGTGTCTGGTGTTGCGTCAACTGGCTCTACTTTGGTGCCAGGATCAATTTTAATTTTACGCTTATCATTAGTCTTACCCTTATTGGCTTTCATCCAAGCTTCCATTTTAGTTGGCTCAGTTTCGCTAGCAAGCATTTCCGCAGCACTAAATCCATCTGAAGAGAATGAATTTGCAATCTCATTTTCCTCACGACTTTCCGCTACAGGAACATATTCACCATTTGCATTCTGTTCCTGCTTGTTAACCAAGTTTTTATTGACAGCAATCTTTACAGTTTTACCAATGATACTTTCCATAATGAAGTCAACGTCTGTGTCAACCTCTTTTCTTGCTGCTGGGCTATATACTGGAGCGATACCTGGAGACATTGACTGTAGGGCTTCCTGGAAGAACATTGCGTATCGATCTACAAGTGTTGCTCCTTTTGTTTCGTCTGCAATAAATGTTTTATATGAATCTGGGAATGCAGTAGCTACGATGTTTGCACAAGTTACGAATCCTGGGAGATGTCGAGTGCTTCCAGTTGGCTTTCCATCTTTTCCTTTTACCGGATAATCAACCTTGCCCTTTGACGATAAGAAGTAACAATCTTCCTTCAATCTCTTACCTTCTGCAGTCTTGAATTCAAAATGAAGACACATTGATCCAGATGGCTTCTTGATTCCATAACACTGTACTACTGTTGCAATATGTACGTTTTGGTCCAGAAGGAAACCTCCGCCACCTGTGTAGTCTGTTGGGGCCTCCACTGTTCCTGATGATGCTGTGCTAATATCTAACATATTCTACCTCTTATTGCGGCCTAATTTGTAGGCCATGATTATTAAAGCTCAGACTATAGTGTCTTGAGCAATTTCTTATTTTTTTGGAATATCATTTATTCCAGTTACCTGCTTACTGTATCTTGTATCCAAACTTACTTGTCATGGATATATCAAATGACCTGTTCCCTATGTTTACCCACTTTTCGTTATCATAGTTCCCATATTCCTATTACCATCTTTCCTTTTTTGTTTGGGTCAAGACCACCATAACTATAAGATACAGTCGGTACATAGTTATAATTATCGTCCTCTATCTTGCCATATGTTGACAGGCAATCTTGGAAGAGTTTATTGTTTACGCTGCACCAGTTGTCTATGTCGGATAGTTGTTTTGTTTTTGAATAGTACGTGAAAGATAGTGATATTGTTCCAAACATTGGAAGTGCCATTATCTTTCCATACATTATACGTTTGTACTCATCCTTTACCTTTGTCAATACCATGTAATGGGCATTTCGATACTTGTTTAGGCTAAGAGCAAATGTTTTATCCTTCATTGTCTTTCTTGGCAGGTATACGTAAGTTGGAGCTTCAAGTGTGTACATACCTATCGTCCAGTTATGTCGTGGTCGTCATCAAGTGAGTTAATCACTTCTTCACCGTGTTCTAATACCATTTTTTCAGTCAGACATGCTTCTGCGAGTAAGCTATAATTAATAGTGTCGCCAAACTTCTCTTTAAGTAGGTGTGGAGTCGCGGTGTTTGGGTTATTAATTAAATCCAATACCGACACAAGGTGTTTAACCCACATGCCCATCAGCGCCTTCTCAGGCGTTGTGCCAAGGAAGTCTGCTGCTACTTTAAAGTTATGTAATCTATCTTCTTCTGACGAGTACTCCTCCTCCTTTGAGCATAGAACTTTCTTACATGATTCAAGTCTATGATTCACTAGCTCATCAAATTGTTTTGGTTTCATTTTTATCCTTTCGTTCTATTGAATTTTCATGTGTGAATTTGTCAGGGTATCTCAACTTGAGTTTATTTATATTCTCATTCATCACCTCTTCCATTGTCCAGTTTTGAGCTTCAAGAATCCTTGCAATGTACCAAAGACAATCACCAACCTCTTCTTTAATATTTTCTAAGTCAGGAATCTGCTCATAGAACATCGCCTTCTTTATTGCTCCCATTAGCTCTCCTGACTCACTTGCTAACCCAATTGCTCCGTGTATCGTATCTTGCTTTAGTGTTTTTGGCCTAAATGTATTACTTTTGGTTCTAGCAGAAGCAATTATGTACTCACTTGGATTCATTTATCCTCCTCATTTATATTTATCAAGAGCAATCCCCTTTTCAATAGATTTGGATACTATGTCAGCAAGGTCACCTTTCTCACGAGACTCACTCCAGATCATACCCGCTATGTCCTCAAGGTCAGTTTCGTCCTCGATAAGTCTCGTGATTAGGCGATTGATAATCCCAAATGCTACATCTGTCTTAATAATTACGTCTTCAGAAGTTCCAGTTATGTCAAATGAGTTATCGGTTAATACTACGTAAAGGTTATTACGTTTGTATTGCATAATAAATCTATGACCATCACTGTCTTCTTCTATTGGTTTATCTTGTTTCATATTTATCCTATATCGTTCAGTAAGGCTTTTTAAACCCCGTCCGTATCTTCCTCTCCGGTCACCTGTACTAACGCTTGGTGTGAGTAGCGTCTACCATAGCTCGCAGCAACGCCAATCATCTGACTCAACGATAGGTTAGGCATGATCTTAATTGGCAATTCAATTGAAGACTTATGCCATTCCCCGGATGAGTGCATCACAGTGGTATGGGTCACAACTGTTGGCACCTTGGTTCTGATGAGTTCGTGTGACTGTAGGATAGCTATTCCATTGTCCGATAGTGGCTTACGTGCAATGTCTATAAGGCCAGCGAGTGTCATGTACCTATAACCATAACCCTCTTTGTCCTTGGCTCCATTTGTCATCGCACCCTGTGCTTTGGCCATTGCACCAGCTAGTTCACCAATTGTACGTGACATAGATTCGCCAAATGTACGGTATTCTTGTCCCACTGGTTCGGTGGTGGTGGTGACTGCGCCATTGTCTGGTTGTTTTGGATCTAATTCGCTACTCATTCGTTGCTCCTGATTTTCTGTAAATTGTTTTCATTATTGTGCTAGTTATCTCGTCAGGCGTTATTGGCTGATCAAGTTTAGAGTTAAGCTCAGATACTTTGATGTAAATGTCAGCATCAGACACTTGTGAGTCGAGCAATACTAATGCATAGCGCAGGAGTAAGTTGCTACGGTTACCAGGTTGTACTCTTGATGCGAACCAACGCTGGATAGCATTCATGTTCTCCATTGACACTATAGTTTGTTGCTGCTTAAGCGCTTTGTCTGTACGTGGGATAAACTGAGTTACATCTAGTAGCTTACCTGTGTTGTACTCGTGTCTTCCATTGTGGCTTGCCCATTTACGTGGACGGTCACAAGTAGCAGTATCTGCTTCAAACGGTAACCAAGAATAGATATTCCGCATGAAACGTTTATGATCAGCTTCTGATAACTTTACCGTGTGACTTAATGGTAAAATTATACGGAACCTGTTCTTACGATCCGTGTGCCTCTTGGTTGTATATGCTATGTAGGTAAAATCTTCAAGTAACTTTGTTGCCACATGCATTTGGATACCCTCGTCTATATCCAATACGCATAAGTTTGTTCCAAGCTTAATACTTTCAGTCCTCCTGTGGCCATCTGTTAGGTGATGGGTTATGAAGTGGTGATTTGGCAACTGGGTTAGTTTGTGTAGATTATCGAATGGTGCATAATCATTTTTGAATCCAGTTGTGATGTCAGCAGAGTGAGCCAATGGTATCTTGGTTAAGTCGGTTTCCTCCAGTGATTCTCCGGTAAAGAACTCAATTTCATCAACGAATGAACGTTTAATTATAATGTTGTTTTTATAGCCATAAGTTATAGCAAGAGTCATCATTGTTTTACGTTGAGATTCGTTTCCTTTATAGAATTGTAGGTCTTCAATCAAGTCGACATTTGTTACATCCTTTCCAACGTGTGCCAGATAATTTGCAAGTCTAATGTACGGTGCATCTCTGTTCTGGATTAGCTTGAACTTTTGTCCAGAAGCCTCTACAAGCTCGATAGCATGGTTTAAATTATCTTGGGATATCATTGCCTCCTTATCTACAAATGCGTATGCTCCAGCTAACTTAAGAGCTTTGAAGTAGCGATGTGACATCTCGGCTTTGCTCGTCTCGTCAAACTTCGAGAACTTATCAGCTCTCTTTTCGCAATCCAGTTGATATTGGATCAGGTCAACAGATACAGCTTTATCCATATCAATCTGCTTTCCGAAGTTTGAGGCGGTTGCGAGGTTGGTGAAATAGTTCATTAACCATGTTTCTTCTGTTGACACTTTGCTATCTGTGAGTGAGTCATATATCTCAGTGGCCGTAAGTTCAGACTTTGATGAGGCTGAAGTAGAGTAACCAAATAATAAACGTCTAGCATAGCCAGATGCTAAGATATCGGTGAATTCCTCTTCTACCTTGCCTCCGCCAAGTAGTCTCACTGGTGTTCCGAACATCATAAGATTTGTTGGTGTATAACCTTCGATATCTTCGGATCTAATGTTCTCCCTTGTGTTTTTGATTAGTTTTGGTTTCACTAGCCCTTTATCGTATAGTTCAAACAGTACGTTTAGTGCTTCTGTGTTACCAAGTAGGTTCTGTGCTATTTCATCTATCTCGATATTCATTGAACCAGATGAAGACATCAGGAGCTTTTGTCTTAATTGTTTTAGTGCTGGTCCAGTTGCTGCATCAAATGAAAACGGTAGTACTCCAAGTGATTCGAATTCCATTTTAACTTTCTCATAAGACGCTTCCTCTTCGATATTATCACGAGCAGCACGAAAATTTGCTATTTGAAGCAGGCGTAGTTCAGCTTGGGTTGGGAATACTTCTGTAAGGAATTTACGTCTGAATCCACAGATCAAGTTTTCTTCAAATATATTTGTTGAATGACCTTTCGCTTGTGTTCAATACAGCTCGTTATACTGTACTAGCGGACTAACCGCATCTGCATGTTTCCATGCAGGCCAGACTATATCACTATCTCTTTTTACATTTTATGCAATTTGGAGTCATAGTATTTTTATTTGTAAAGTAAGCTTGCGCTCTAGTTACAGCGTTTCCACATACTGTACATTTCACATTAAAATACTTCTGACCATTACGCTGCTCGTCAAAGCTTAAAACCAACCAACAACCGTATATGTTACCTATAAGGCTATTCATTAGCTTTTTAGCTTTAATGCCTGAAATACCAGAGTTCTTGCCACCTTTTGACTGAGCATTGATATTCTCAGCGTGAGTACACCACTCAAGGTTCCAATCATTATTGTTTGATGGGTCATTGTCCATGTGGTGTGCTATTGGCTTATTGTCTGGATTGGGTATGAAATGTTTAGCAACTAGTTGGTGTATCAATAGACGTTCTGTCTTGTGATCCCTACATAGCGTTACTCTTCTATGGTTATACTTTCCTATATCTGGCTTAAGTTCCTTTTGAGGGTATCTCTGAGGAGCACCATTCTTATTTAGTATAACCCTTGCAACCGAAGTCACTATACCAGAATTTGATATAGTGTATAACTTTTCATATCCACTTATTTCAGCTATCATGTAAACACCCTTTCCATTTAAGTTTATATCAACTTAACACGGTTAATGGTAAAGGTGAAGAGATATCTCCCGTTTCCACTCACTTGAGTGTACTTCCTTTCGGAATAGTCGTTGAGCAATACCTGTGTAGGTCTTCGCTGCTGATTGTCTTCGACATTACTCGGTCAGAGTTTCCAGCAATTAGAGAGATTTTTCCATAAATCATCACTGACTTAGGCGGCTTTGTTCAAACCGAAACCACTGGGCATTAAATTAAGAATATACGTATTTACGCATATTATACCCCTTTCTTTTGTGTGGATATTAGTTCGCAACATGCTCGCCATCTTGCTAAAGTAATATGCACAAAGTAACCTGAAATAGTGACGCTCTAAACGTCTTGTTTTAGTGCAGAGTAAGTCTGTCACTCGTTCTTGGATTTGGTGCATAGCTCATCCTTATTTGAATTCTACATTATTAAACGCAGCTACAACATTTAGTACATTTACTTGGGTTGATGTTTGCTTAAATACTTCTTTGTTGATTGTCGAAATGTGAGGTGGTTTAATTAAGTAATCCCAAATATCCTCGCCATCTTCACCCTTAACGTGTGTGTTCTGAAATTCAGTTGCGTCTGATTCGATTACAGTTTCTCTTTTGGTAATGGTCAACTCGTATTCTACGGTTGGTTCAAAATCTTTGATTAAATCGCTCATATTGTTCCTTTGGTTGAATTAATTGTTGGTCGATACTGACAGGACTCGAGTATCGTTATTTTATTGGATTTTGCTTACTTCACCAATACAGTTCCCTTTAAACTGATTATCTATCGTTCGTATAGTCGCGTTTTAAAGGTAGGCGTGCTTGACGCCTTGTTTTATTTCTACAACCAGTTGCTTACGGTTGTCTTCTGTATTGCTGCGGATGGTAGGATTTGAACCTACATATCTGGAAACTACAAGAATTCTGTTAGTCGTCACTAGCGTAGCTATTGTAATTTTGATCCAATTGACTTGCCAGATAGTCAACATCCGCTTAATGCTAGTCTTTCCTAGCAGTCTTTTCATCTCTTGTTACTAACCTAGTTGAACCAATCTATCCGTTATCTTGATTGGTTCAGTAAGCGCATTGTTCTACTTTATACGTCCAGCTTTCACAAGAGATTTGTACTGGTCACATATTTCTATTACATTGCAGTACATGCATCGCTTTACTTCTCCAGGGAAGTGCACAACCTCTCCAGTGCTTCCGTCAGAGACAAGACGATCATTTGCCTCTTGAGAGGATTTAAAGTTCTTGGTTGCTTTTTTGGCTCCAATTTTCTTATAGTATTTCCATATGTCGTCAGATGCCCACAGTTCGTCGTCAGTGCATCGTGGAAGCTCTGATTGCTGTGAGTCTATATTGGTATCAATTAGATTTAATCGATTGGCTATCCACTCTTCAGTCCATTGTAGTGGTCTAATTGGATAATCTTTAGATAGTACGCGTAGTTTTGGATAGTTCCTATCGTACTTGGCTTTCGATGCTTGCCAGTCTGAGAATACCTTTTCAATGCTTACGTTATCCTCTTTTATCAATATTGGGTTGAGCCAACGGTAGATAGATCCCTGGATAGAGTAATCTTCAGCATTGGAGTCAAAGATATGTCCCCATACAGAAGTTATTTTATAGTCGAATAGCTTACCGTCTATACAGCCATCAAATTTACCACGTATTGTCCAACCGTTTAGGTCCCGGCTAGAACGTTTTTCTGTGTAGATCGGTATTTGGCCTTGGTGTACAGTTTCTGGGTTAACCACAACGTTTTGTTGGACTTCAATTGGTATTCCCATTGCCTCCATTGCTCTTGATATTGTTGAAGACTTGTTCCATCCATTTTCTGCGAATGCGTGTACTGCCGATCCAAACACAGAAGGGATCAAGTCTGATAGATCCACTTCTTTCTCAAGGTCTTGGTTCTGCATTGACAGTACAATAGATCTCATTGGTTTAAGTAAAGATGTGGCTGATATTGTTTTTTTGTCACTACAGTGGTCGTAATCAGAATGTGACAGTAATACTGCTAATGGTAGTGATAGATTATTATTATTTGTTAAGTTCATTTGTTCTCCTTGTGTTTTTTATTGTTACTACTTTGCTCGCTCGGCTTATCTTTGTCCCCACATTTGGGGAATACCAACCAACCCGTTCGTTGGAACTAAGCAACCCTTTCAACCATGATCAAATTGTAGGTTGGTTGGTAAAATTTGTTATAAGCCCAACAATTCTGGGTTATCCAGAGATTCAATGGTCTGCTTCAGGAACTCGATCCAATCAGGTAACTTGTGGGCAAATCGCTGTGAGTTGATGTGCCTGATTACTTTGTAGTTCAAGTTAACTTCACGCTCTTGTAAGAATGCCTGTGGTAATGCCTTAGACTTGACCCTGCTTGACGTTTGCCTCGAAAGCATATCCAAGTATTCAATGTAGACCATAGCGTCAGAGGTGCTGTCAAAGTCTTCGTTTTTCAGGTCGAAATATTCAGGCAATAAATCATCATTATCAAGCGTGTGCATAGTTGACTCTGATTGTTTTGACACCCCTATACGGTAAGTATCAAATTGTTTCCAGAATTCAAGAGTTGCTGTGACTGATATCCACACTTGAATGTGCTCAAGGAACTTATTGTGTCCTTTATCGCGACCAGCATTAGCAAGTGCTGCTTTGTAGATCCTGTTACGCTGTTCGTCAGTCCACCATTCAGTTCTGGTGAGGCCAGGCTTACGAAACGATAACCCAAATCCATAGAGTGCTGAGTCTAATCCTGCTTCATCTAATTTAGTTACTTCCATTTCAATTCTCCTTTAAGTTAAGTGTTTATAATACGCACCCCCTACAGAAACATTCAATTTCTTACTTGTCTGAGGGCAGTAATTACTGGTATTGTTCGGAAATAGCCATAACGCTTTAAGCGTAATGCAGTCTTTAACGCAACCATTGCATCCTATCCCTCTGTTTTCTTGTATTCCAGTATGTCTTCCACTCAATTCAAAGCACTCACTCAGCTTAGCTAACATCTCTGGATAAACCTCTGTCTTAAATCTTTCGGAACTGTAGTAGTCAACGAAAGTTTTAATTTTCATGCCGCCTTTACTAAAGATACCTATGAACTCTTTTGTATCTTCGTAGGAGTATGATTCACTAACAACTATTACTGCTGTCTGTCCTGGCACTACAGTGTTACGCAACCCATGCCCCATATGATATCTAATATCAGGGCCATACGAGTCATATACATGAGTGTCAATTAACCCATTAGTATTTATTTGAACTCTTGCCCCACTTAAGGCAGCCATGTGGTATATCATAGGGAAGTTCTTGTGAAGCCCTGGTTCGCCACCACTTAAACTTATTATAGGTTCTATGTCTTTTTTTTTACACAGGGCTACGTAATTGCTTATATGTGGGCCAACAAAAGCCGGATAAATAAAGTGATCTCCTTTTGCTTGAAAATCATTAAGGCAGTTACTACAATTCTTATCACATTTATTTGTCAACAGTATGCGTAACCTGAACTCATCCCTGTGTTTTTGTTTGTCTATCATTTAGTTATCCTTATCTGCTTCATCCAATTCAATTAGTTAAACTGAGCATAATCAAACTCAAGAATGTCATAGAGTTTATCCATGCTCTTTCCTGCGTCCTCCAATGCTATAAAGTTACTTCCATCCTTATCCATGTGGTTTACAAGTTTTTGCAATCCTGGCAGCACTGGCGCGACCAAATCACCCCTTGTGCCTCCTTCTTTGTAAATATCGGTAAGATCAATTGCCAGCCTTTCGGCTATCCTCACCATTTCAATTGCTGAGTATTCGTGCCTGGTATCTGGAATTGAAATGATGAACATTCTGAACCTTGCCCGGATCCATTTCCAGTTTTTCCATGTAGGCCAATTGTCGATAGCAAGCCTTGCGGCCGTATCAGTGGTCGAAATAGCCTCTTTCAATTCAACCTTTGCAAATTTATTTTCTATCTTCAGTGTCTTCATAGCTCCAATGATGATTGTCAACATTGTGATTGCCTGGTCTCCTTCTCTGCTCATATCGTTCGTTCCTATTTGGTAGTTTTGGTTTCGGTGTACACTATCTCATTGTAGTATTTATTTATGTACGCAGATTCTAATCCATTTTTGTTAATTGCATAATAGAATGGAAGCATTGATTTACTTGCTCTGACTAACGCACTCTTTGCTTCAACTTGGTTCACAGGTTTTATATAGAACCTTTGGTTACATGGACCATTGAAATAGCCCATTGCAACGGTTTCATCCTGCATTTTAGCCTTATTTGGCTTCCATGCTTGTACTGGTATTGATTTAAGCTCACAATGCTCTGGTGGGACATATGGACGTTTTGCGTCAAGATCCTGAACCAATAAAGCAAGTTCTCTTATTTCTTGTATGTTTGGGGTTGAGTCTGGTAATGCAGATATTTTTGCAATGAAGCTTGGGTTACATGGGTGAAATGATCCAGTTATCATTGTCTTAATTTCTTCTATGTAAATATCTATCTCGGTGCAGAATCCATCCATTGCCAATTGGTCTAGTTTTAATGGTGGTGATGATCTGATTATATTTATTGCCGGTAAGTATATATTCTCATATATTGCTAGTTGTCCGGATTCAGTGCTTAGTTCGATTGACTTGTTGAGTTGAGCTTGTCTAGTTGCATAGTATTCATATCCTATTTTATCGTCAACGAATACTTCGTTTAGTTCTATTAAGGTTAAGCTTACTGGTGGTGCAAGTGATAAGATGAACTGAGTGTCTGGTTCATCCAGTCTATTGCCAATGTGGTCCGTTATGTACAGTTTATGTTTCATCACTTCAAGATACCCCATTCTTCTATTGCTATGTCTTCATTTTCCTGTTTATTTGGAACCAAAAAGAATGGACTTACCATGAATGAGTTGCCACGAACCTTTCTTACCAATTTGTGCTTAACCAGTTCTTTCATTGCCCTGGCTCTCATTGTTGACTCGCTTCTACTTTTGGGTCCAGGTATAGTAGACTTATTTGTCTTCCAGTTCATATTAAATTTTATGCTTAGAAAGAAATCTCTAGCTGGTTTTGACATTGTACCCATTATGTCTAATAGGTCCGGTCTTTCATTTTGTGAGTATAAGTTTAGTCTGCTCATTTTGCTGTATGGTATTCCGGAAAATTGTTTATCCTTAATCATGCAAGTTCATCCCAAGTCGCCTTAACTGTTCTACGTGAATCTGGCCAAACCAATATTAGATCTGGGTTTATCATGTACACATCCTTCCTTACTCTTCTTACTGCTCCACCTTTTTTTAATTCCATATACGCCTTTGATATTGCCTGTTGGTTCATTCCATAACTTTTTATGTGGCAAAAATTAGTCGAGCCATTCCTCATATCTTTTAATATTTTAAAAAATCTTTGAGTCGGCTTGCTCATACTGACTATGGCATCTACTATATCCACTGATTCCATCCATGGCTTAAGGTTTATATCGTTGAATCTACCAACCGCAGTGAAGTCAGATTTGTTTCTCGGAACCAACGTTGTTTTAACATCATGGTTTTTTAGTGGAGAAACCCCTTGCACTTTCGCAGTTATAGTTATATCTTCTATTGTCACTTCGTTCTCCTATTCTCTGATTAGTTAATTTTGATAGGTTATCTAATCAGAGAATAACATACGAAACATATGTAGTCAACATTGTTTTTATACCATTCTATGCTTTTAAAACCCCACAGTTCTAAATACATAGGTTCGTAGTATTTATACTGTATAGTATATAATAAGATTGTTTGTAGTACGAAGTGCTTAGGCGGATACGCTCTCGCTTGGCAGCTTCGCTCCACCACCACACCCTTCGACAAGGTGTGTAGCGCAGGCGTTAAGCCGGGAGCTACTCACCTGTCGTAAGTAATCACTTATACCTAACTTCATTTCCATCTTGTTTTATTTTCTTGGCTACCAACTTTGATATACATTTATTGCATATTTTGTGTTGGTTATAGATAGAGAGTATTGTAGTACAATTCTTACATTTCCTATTGGCTTTCTTTGGTCTTGGCATTAACAAAACTCTCCTCTTTGAAACGAGTAACCTTCCGGATCAAGGAAACAGTTCTTTCTTGCATGTTCACCGTGATGCTCTCTGCAATATAGAGTTTGGTTGCGTCCATCTTTTGAGTTTATAACCATTTGTACGAAGTGATAGATCTGAATTTCATCACCACACTCATCTACTATAGTTTTATCTATAAGAAACTCAACCCAATCTTCGAATGTCATTAACTCATCTGTTGCATGGAATGAGAATGACCATCCTGATGACTTTTTACCTATGTGTAGGTCTTGTTTCCTGTGCCCGCAACACTTACACTTTTTTTCTTGTACGTAGTAATTTGTTCCCATGTTACACCTATTGTTCTTCTATTTTTCTCAATATGCAATTGAGTGAGTCGGTTAAGTCTTCAGCGTTTCTTACTTCTTCGCGCAAGTCGTCTTCAATAGTGCTGTCGTCATCATTTGTTTCTACCCAACCATTTTCTCGCATAAAGTCTTTCACACTGACTTCTATATCTATTACTGAGTTGCCTTGTGCTAATTTTTTGAATATAAAACCTGTGATTGTCTGATTGTTCATTTTATTCCTCAATGTTTTAGTTGTACTGTTCTTCCATATCTACTTGGTGCTTCCTCTCCGTCAGTGCTGATCCAAATAACATCGTACATTGGTACTTTGAAGTCAAAGTCTACAAACAGGTCTGAAAAGAATATAAGTACAGTTGGTGGTTCTTTGGCTAGTTGGTTAAAGAACGATTTGAAGTGTGTACCTCCGTGTGAGCCAAATTTAAGATCAGTAAGTATGTCACTTGGTTCAATCTCGAACTTATTATCTATACAGGTAGATACTCCATATATCGTTAATCGCTCTAGTGAGTACATTGATCGTATTTGCTCAACTTCAGTTAAGTAGGTTTTCATTTCTCCTTCTGACACTGAACCAGATGTATCTATAGCTACCACAATGTGTTTTATGGTTGGTGAGTGTTGAGATGGGAGATAGAAGTCAGGCATATACCTTCTGTTCGGTCTGGTCCACGAATGGTCCTCTTTGGCGAAGTCTTGCATATAATTTTGTAATATTATATTCCATGGAAGTATTGGATTCAGAAGTTTATTTATTCTGGCTCTAATTGCTCCAGGAACCTCATTTCCACAGTCCTTTAGATCACATGCAGTTTGAGCTTGCACTAGGATCTCCTTAGCACGCTGTGACGCTTCAATCTTATCTACAGGCTCCAGTATGTCACCTGCCCCCCAAGATTGCTCCTCATCGCTCTCAGGCAGTGCATCGTATATAGACTCAGCGGTCATATCACGATATTCTTCAGACAGTAGTCCACCATCTGGTAACTCGTACTTTTCATCATGTAGCATAATGTTAATTGCATAGTCAGTTGCAATATTCCATTTGCGGTGATCACGAGTACCTTTACGTCCGAATGAGTCTAGGGCTACATGCATTACTTCGTGTAACATTAAACCTATTAGTTGTGGTTTAGTTAAGTGCTCAATGAACTTTGGGTTAATCAGTATCTCCTTACCGTCAGTTGCAGCAGTAGATACCTTCTCTGTTAACACTGTTTCAAGTGAAAACAGTAGCGTTGAGAAGAATACCGATTTAGTTAGTATCTCTATCTTAGCTTTACTAAGTGTATTCTCTGGTAATTGGTTCATTGTTTATCCTTGGTTTGACTTGCAGTGCAGTGCATGGCAGGGCAGGGCATCGCAGCGCATTACTTTGTATCCTTGGTTTGACTTGCATGGCAGCGCAGCGCAGCGCACGGCACTGTATCCTTGGTTTGACTTGCATGGCATGGCAGGGCAGTGCAATGCAGTGCATGGCATTGCATGGCATTGTATCCTTGGTTTACTTCTATCCTTGGTTTGACGCGCATGGCACGGCAATGCAACGCATTGCGTTACTATGGTTTACTGGTCAAGTGGTACATATTACAATGTTTACATTTATAAGCTGACTTCTCCATTCTAGTTACCTTTGAGTTCTTTGTTATCCTGGCAAGGTGAACTTGTGCTATTTGCATGGTTGGGAATTGGAGTTTTGTGGTTACCGAGCATATGTTTTGTGGGTTTGGTTCCAACATTCTGAATCACCTTTGAGTTTTGAATTGCAATAGCTGATAACGCTTGCTTCTTATT